GGCCAAAAAAATTGGCGACCGATCGCGCTCTTCCTGCTCGGCGTCGTTAAGGTATTGCATCGCCATCTTTTCCAAGTAGCCGATCCGATCCAATTGCACGCCGGGTAGCTCAAGGCTCATCCGGTGGGACAGGTTCATCAAGACAGCCTCGTACCAGCGCTGGGGGATCTCAAGCTGGTCAGAGAGCGCACCCACGTCCATGATCTGGCGTGAGTACCACACGGTCATCTGGACGAACGGATCCGAGGGCACAGGCCACAGGTACATGGTCGGCTGGGGAATCGACCGGTCAAACCAGAACTGGAAGGGCTGGTTGGCCGTGAAATTCTTGTTTGGCAGGTTGGTGTAGTCGTCGCGGTTCAGGCGGGACATCTGTATTTCACGAGAGTTATTGCCAAAATACAGTTCGCGCACGGACAGTGTGGTGCCGCTTGTGGCCCTCATGCGGTAGAACTCGACGTTCTTACCCGGGTCGATGTCCGTCCACACCCACTGCTGGTCAGCCACGGCGACGTTGGTGCCGGTGGCGAGATTGTTCCACGTGATGCCATCCGTCGAGTATTCCAGCACGTAATTCCAAGTAGCGCTACCGCCGCCAGAAATGTAAGGCATGAAGCCGATGGATCCGATGTACTGCAAGCCCGTGGCGCCGTAATCTACGGAGAGGCTGCCATTGGCCGCCGCTTGCTGGCAATACGTGTCCAGATCCCCGTCAGCGGCGTTTGCAGCCGTTCCACCAGCCGATGAGGCATAGATGCCCACTGGCCTGTTCATCTGCCGGTAGAGCACGTTCAGGGCGTCCACAGCGCCCACGGGCAGGCTGTAGATGTATTGGTCAGCGCTGAGACCTATGACCTGCTTGCTGATGGCCCAGTAGTTGATGCCAAGGTTCGCAAGGTTCGAGAGGAAGAAGAACAGGGATTCCTTGGCCGACTGTACTTGCTCGACGGACAATTCTTCCGCCAGCTTGCCACAACGACGCGCACCGTGGTCGATCAGGGTCTGTACTGAGATTACGGTCTGACCGACGGTGCCGGAGTACGCCATATTGTTTCCTTACCAGCCGGGGCAATCCCAGCGTTTTAATGATGCCTTTGCGCGTGGCGCATCGCCCTTGGCGTGCTCTACCACTCCGCTCATACGAGCACAAAATGAGTCCTTACGGGCACCACCCTTGGGCTGTGGGGCCTTTAGGTTTGCTCCCGTTTTCCGATTGTACTTGGCGCGGCCCTTTTCGGTAAGGCCAGCGCCCTTGGATACCGGCAACTTCTCACCTCGGCCAACAGCCAAGGAGGGGGTTTTGTCCTTCTTGGGCTTTGTCATACCGTGCATTTACCAGTTAGGTGCTGTTTTTGAGCGTGAGCCCGTGGACGTACGAGTGGTGATATGCCCCCCGCGCTTGTGCCCCAAAGGCCCGATCTGATCAGCACCAGCGCCAATCGGGGGTGGCAAATTTGCGGCCTCATTCCGGCTGGCAACGTTAAAGTTGCCCAAATTGTTATTAGGGTTACCCCCGATACCGCCGCCGCCGTTCTGGCCACCGTAGCCACCCTTGCTAGGGTCGCGGGAATCGATGGTTGGAGGGTTGGGTACGTTCGGCGTGCTGGAGGTCATGTTGCCAAGACTCGCGACGCCACCTTCGGCCATGCGCTTGGGCTTGCGCTTATCCGCAGACACAAATTCCTTGCCGACCTTCTGGGGCACGCCACCAAAGCCGCCCTTGGTATGGGCAGCAGCTTGCATGAGACGTTTTTGAGCGGGTGATTTTGAAGGCATTATTTATTCCACCAGTGAACGACCTGCACCAGACCAGCGCCAAGGACGCTGCTCATACTGCCGATCATGATAAGGGTCTTCCAACCACCTTTTGCTTCGGATAAAGTGGCATTGATGTCAGCTAAGGTCTTCTGCATATCATTGACTGACTCCACCAGTTTATCCATGTCATCCTGCAAATGCTTGATATCCGAAGCGTGTGTGGCCAGTTCACGTACAGTTTCCATATCAAGTCTCCGGTCATTGCCACTGCGTTCGTCTGTCATCATTACCCTACCTGATTCATTGTGACAATAACGGATGCCGCAGCCGGAATTGCTGGTGGGCCAACCTGCGCAGGGTACGCTGGTACAGTAAGCGTAGCTATTGTTGGAACCCACATCAATTCAATATACTGCCCCGCAGTCAATGTCACAAAATAATTCCAGCCAACGAGGATATGTGAGGGCACTCCCGCACTTTTACGACCCGGTATTCCAACGAGCCCTGTCGACCCCACGACATCAGTTCCGTTAACCCTTATCCAAACGCTGACATCCTGCGGAAACTGATCTAAATTTTGAAACTGTCCACTCCACTGGAAATTGTAAACACCAGCATTAGTTGCGGTAACGCGTGTGGTAAGAGCAAGAGTTACCCCGCTGGAGAGGTCAGTTGTATTGAAGGTAAAGGCCGTAGGGGCGGTGGGGCTCCCGGTCTGAGACGTCGAATCTTCAAAAGAACCATAGTTAAATAACGTGTTTTTCGCGTACTGGCCAAACAGCGCTACCGTAGTGCGGACGTTCACGCCACTTTGTACTAGGGGAACCAGTTCCGCGCCTGTTAAGGGCGTCGAGGCGGCTCCCATCGCCGATATTTTTTGGTCAGCCACTACGAAGTCTCCAATACAATTTTTTCACCGGTTTCTTGCAAAACATAACCGGCGTTTTCCATAAGGACATACGATTTTACGTTGGCCACCGCGCCGTACTGATCGACAACACTGGTAGCACCGACAGCATCCCCCGCGACTGCGCCAACTACATTCGCAGCGCTTGTGTGCGATGCGAAACCATCGCCGGTATTCGCTAAGTTTGCAACACCGGTGTAGCCAACGTAGGCCACCTCAGATACCTGCTTGAACCAGATTCAGGGTAACCGTGCCCGTATTTAGCGTTATTGAAATACGAATTCCAGTAACTGGGAAGGCGTAGTTGCCATCTTGGTTATCCGTCTTGGCGGCGATCGTAGGGTGCGGGTACCATGTCACGAAAGCGGCACCCGGGCTATCAAAAGTATGTTGTACGGTGTAGGTAGCCGAGCCAGTCACAACAACACCAAAACCGATATTTACGGGACTGATATTGGTGTTCACCACGATAGCGCTACTGGAACCCACGCCAGTCTGAGAAACGGTCTGCAATTTCATGTCTATCTCCAATTAAAAGTAGGGGCCGAAGCCCCCACTATTATCACTTAGCGCGACCGCCCTGCTTACGGGCCATCGGAGGGTTTACAACCCCCCGACCGGCGCCAGCATCAGAACCAAAGCCTAGCAAACGCTTCATGCCACTGAATGCACGCCCCGGCAAGTCCCGAAGGCTTTGCGCGGTTTCCATGTCACCCTGATCAGGCTTCAAAGCCTCATCGTAGGCACCTTTGGACGCATCCGTCAGACTATCATCGCCCACTACGCCACCTTTTTTGAAGGTGCCAGCTTGAGCAGTATTGCTGATAGGCTTGGATACGGGACGCTTTGGCATCGCCACGGCACGACCAGTGTCAACACTGCCCCCCGTGGCGAAATGCTTTTTTGCAGCACCGCCTTTTTTCATCGGATTGGTCAAACCACCAGTGGCAAAACCATTCACGACGCCGCCGGTAGCGTAACGCTCGTACCCGGGTTTTTCCTTCTTGTCATCAACGTTAGTGTTGAGAAACTTTCCAGCATTGCCCGTGATCGTACCGCCGGTGGCGTACTTTTGATACCCCTTGGAGGTAACCATTTTCGCAGTCTTGGTATCCGCAAAACCGCTTGTAGATCCGCCCTTTTTCATGGGGTTAGTCAAACCACCAGTAGCAAGTTTCAGCTTAGTGCCCTTACTGCCTTCGTGTTGTTGCACGTCGTGCTGTTTCATGGCCTTGGCAAGCATGGCCTTGTCTTCAGCCTTGTCGCTGGCTTTGCCGCCCTTTTTCATGGCAGACATCGGAGCAGCAGGAGCGGCCATCGGGGCAGCAGGAGCCGCTCCAGCGCCACGACGAGCCATCAGAGCGCGAAGCATTGCGGCCTTGCGAGGATCTGTTGGAGCAGCACCCATGGCGCCGGGTGCTGCCATTGGGGCAGCGCCCATCATGCCGCCCATGGCCTTCTTCTCAACCTTGCCGCCTTTTTTCATCAAAGAAGCAGACATGGCCTTGCGGCGATCGGATGCAGAAGGCTTGCAAGGGGCTTCGCCCTCGGCAGCTTCTTCAGCATACTTGGCCTTGAAGGAGTCACCCTTCATGTTGGTGTGCCCGTTCTCGTCCTTGGCAGGCGAGGCGACATGGCCACCTTTTTTCAGTTTCAGGATCACCGAAGGCTCGGTGGTTTCCATCTTAACCATTGGTTTAAATTGGCCCATGATCTACTCCTTATGCTTGGGTAACACCGTAAGCACCCATGCGAGTTGCATAGGGGCCTGTAGCGATGGCGGGAAGGGCAATGGTAATCACAAAGCGCTTGATACCATCGGCTACGGAACTTGGTGCAAAAGTACCACGAACGTCGCCGGTGGCGTTGGTCGCAGTGCCAGTGACCGCTGTTGTCAGAGTACCCGAGGTGTCATCGGTAGTCGCGTTGTTCCAGCCGTAGCGGACGATGTACGAACGATCGATAAAGCGAACTGGAGAACCGAATTTGTCAGCAGTACCGATCAGCACAACCGTAGCGGATCCGGCGATTGTGGCGCCAGAGACTTGGAAGAAGGCCTTGGTGCCGAGGACGGCGGTTCCAGCCACAGTAACCGTGATGACTTCCGACATGGCTTGGCCATAGATGTCATAGCCGCTGACGGTGAAGGCACGAGCAGTTGTCGAGCAGTTGACCTGCACAGCGCGAGGGCAATCAAGTTGAACCACGGTGGTGCCGTCTGAGCGACGAACGGACTGGGTACCAGCACCGGCAGTCAGGGTCACGCTTTGTGCGCCTGCGGCAGTTTGTGAAACCGCAACGTTGTTCAGTGCAAGAGCTTGGGGAACGCAATCCCAGACATAGACGCGGCCAAGTGGGCCGACGCCAGTAGGCATCGGAGATGGATCTTGCAATGGGGCTAGAATGGTGCCGTAGATAGTGGTGCTACCGGCAGTAGACGAAGCTGATACCGTGTAGGTACCCGTGCCGCCTGAGCCAGTACCGAAAGCCGTAATATACGAACCCGCGGTTACGCTGGTGCCGCCGACGAACATACCCAGAACGATTGGATCGCCTGAGAGCATCGCGGAGACAGTGAGAGTGGTTGTAGCGATAGCGCCTGTGAAAACAGCGCTGGTGCAATGCAAGCCGGTGCCTTGGTAACCGTTAGCGGTACCGAGGAATAGATCGTCTGAAAATGCAGGCATGGTCTGCTCCTTGAAAAGTTTGACCGTGTTACTTAAATCTCTCCAAGTAGCGGATTGCTGCTTGAAGTGCTGCGGGGTCATCCCCGAAAAGTCCAAGAGCACGATTGCATTGTGTGCAAAGTAGCCCCCTGACCTTACCCGTAGTATGACAGTGATCCACTGGCATGGCTATGGTTTTGTTACATATCTGCGTTGTTTCTGGCTTGGCGCAGATAGCGCACACATTATTCTGTTCGGCAAGAGTTGCACGGTACCAGTCACTGGTTACGCCGTACTTTTTAACGAGACCTTGGTTAAAGTAATAGTCAGGATTTGCTGCGCGAGATTTAAATTGCCACTCTCGCATGTAATCTTTTCTTGCTTTTTCCGTAGTACGTTTCTCTTTCCAATAAAAATTAGTCTTTGACCATGGTTTTGAATCTTCAGGCCTAAACGCTTGCGCAAATTCTGGTTTTTCACCAACGTCCCTTGCAAACGCCCAAAAATCTTCAATCCAATCCGGTTGGGTGTCTTGCCGATGGTGCCTGCGCAAATTGCACCAAGCCTTGTAAGCTGAGTGCTTTTCGCGCTGACCCCAATCAGTAGGACGAGTATCGCCCACTTCTCCGTGGCGATGCACCTGCATGTAGTGTTTCTGGCATAAGCCGTTCCCTACCGCAGGAGCATTGCAACTAATTACGTGGCATTTTTCAGGCATTTGTAAGCTCCAAAGTTGTTACACCTTAGAGCTTAACACATCCCCGAAATTAGTCTACTCTAAATACCCGGAGTTCCATAAACGGCACGTGGGTCGGTAAAGCCGACATCGTAACGCTCAGTAGCCTTATAGCGCATCGAGTCAGTCTCAAAGTCACCTTCCATGGTCTTCTCCAGACGACGACGCATCAGGAGCTTCAAGCCCTCTGGAGCATCAGTCTGAACCCACCATGCGTTGGAACTTGTCAACCGGCTCAACACTGTAGCGCCGCCGTCCAGCAAACCGATAGATTTGATTGGGTTGACGTCGTTATTGGCATTGCCAGCACGCAGGACGGACTTCAGCAAGACTTCCGATTGGAAGACGTTACCGGGAGCCACGACCAACTGTTTAGGCACCAAACGGATTTTCTTTCCGTTGTTGTCCACAGCTTGACGTACTTGGATAAGCATCTGCTCAAGTGAAGTTTGCGACAGCACAGCGGCGGTAGCCAACTGGTTGCTGAAGGTACCGTTCACGATTGGGTGAGCCGTGTTGATCAGGGACACGCCGTCGCCGCCTGCATACGAGCTATTGAAAGCCGTATTCAAGACGTTAGCGGACAACAGTTCCTTGGTTTCCACCAAAGACTGTGCCAAGTGACGTGCGTACACTTGACCCAGACGGATGTGGTCGCCATCTTCCACGAGGACTTTGGTCAAGGCAAAAGCCAGACCGTAGACCTTGTAGACATAGCGCTTCAGGAACAGCACGCCACCTTGTTGGTACGTCACCGGTGTGCCGTCAGGCAACTGGGGAGCAGCACCGAAACCGTACAAGACGGGTTCTTCGTGGTAGTTACGTGGAATACCGTCTTCTTCGCGGAACACTTTGCTCCACTCGTCGGCGCGTTGGTCATAGACTCCATCGAAGCATTCGTTCAAAATAGGTTCGACGATGCTTCGGAAGTCCGTACTTCTCATTGGTGCAGCCATTGTTTATTCTCCTTATGCAATAGCGTTTACGGTGCCAAAGAACTGCGAACGTGAATTCACGACGCGGACGATGACATACGAATCACTCCAAGCATTATCCGGGTAGGGAGCGATGTCCACTACGCGCATATCGCCGGGGTTACCGTTACCCACGGCTGTCGAGACACCAAGGGTGGCTTGAGACAGACCGGTGACATTGGAGCCAGCAGCGATGTTGGAGAAGTTATATGCATTCCCGATAGAGGTTTGCGCGATGGTGGCATCAGATTGGATCTCATAAACGATGTTTTGATCGTTGTAGAAATACGCAACGCAAGAACCAGTCTGATACGCAGTGGTAGCAGGCCAGTAATTGCTGATACGACGACGACCGGTTGTGTCAGTCCATTCGACACCGGCGAAAGCGCCAGACCAAATAGCGCCGACCGTGGCGACCACAATAGTACCAGCACCAGCGTTGTACTTGACAGGTTGACCCTTCAAGATATCAGACCCATAGGCCGAAGCGATACCGTTAGCAAGCGCCTGTGCGCGATCCAAACCTGAAGGGTGGAACGCAGGACGCAAGCCAAACGGAGCAGAGGTTGAACTCATATTAACTCCTTGTTAACCGGAAAATACCGGTGTGCGATTGGTTTGCTTATCACCAAAATTGCCCAATCCTTCGCCTTCAACGCCCACCAGTGACTTGCCGTTGCTGTCCCTTGCGCCTTGGAGTTGCTCAACTTGGACGCGGATTTTTTCCGCTTCCTCACGGGGCCTCTCGTCGTGCATGTGCGCCATGATCTCTTGGTAGACATCCATCGGCAGTTTGAACAACAACATTTCGTTACAGGAGATATACCCAACATGCTCACCGGCCTTCACGCGATAGTCTTCATAGTCAGGTAACTCTTCCGATTTAACGGGAACGTACCCAAGCCGAATCCGCTTATCGATGGAGTCGTAGCTGTTGGTTGTTGAAAGCCAGCAAAGATGCCACCCATTAAGGCTGGGCAGTTTAGGCAATGCTGATTGCGTCCACTCCTCACTCCACATCTTGCGACGTTCCTGTGCAGAAGCGAACTTGTCTTCGGGTGCTGCGCGGCTTGCATCCTCGCTTGCGCGATCATTGCGGCCACCAGCATTTAAAGATTTTTTGAGACGTGATTCAGTCATGATTAATTACCTCGGGGATTGTTACGTGATTCGGCTGCATAGCGCTTGACCATCTTGGCTCGCTTTTCGGGGTTGTCCCACATACCCGCGTCCTTCATCGCCCTAACCTGTTCGGCTGTAAGGGTGAAGGTACGGTTTGTGCCCCCGTATGCGGCAGATGCTTCGCGGCCTGAGCTTCCCACGGTATTCCTTGGTGTTCGTTGACTGGTTTCACGTTTGTCTGGCGCGCCATTATAGTGATGCGGCAAATATTTTTGCAAGCGATTATCTAATTCGTCCCAATAATCGGCACTCCCCGGGTTCCAGCCCTCTTTTACCAGCACTTCATCGACTTGTTTGGCGATTTTGCTGTCGGTGTCGGACAGATCCGGTTTGTACCAATCGTTGCGCTCAATCCATGTGGATGCGTTGCGCTGTACGTTTGGGTCGATCTTCTGCGTAGGTTGCTCCGCTTGATCGCTTTGCTTTCTCTGGTACGCCAGTTGCTGCAACTGTTGGCGGGTGTCGTAAAGCAACTCTTGCGCTTTTACGGCGCCTTCGCCGTCGCCAGAATTCGTGGCCTCGGCCAGCTTCATACGGGCGTACTCCATGGCCACTTGCTTGTCCTCGATCGCCTTATCAAGACGGCCCGTGTCGTAGGCTTGTGTCTTGCGCTCAACATTCGAGAGACGGTTCATCAGGTCATCGTTCTGACGCTGGAGTACCTGCAACCGGACATCCTTCTCCGCATTGGTCGTGCGGATCAGATCCTTCTTGGATCGACGACGGGCGCGACGAGCGGCACGCACCGCTTCGCTGTCGCCGGGGCGATCGTCTTCACCATCATCGGCCGGTGAGGCCATATTGTTATCGTCCTTTGGCAGAATGCCCTCGGGCAAGTCCACCGTGACGGTACCGTCTTGATCTTCTTCGATGTGCATCACATCGTCATTTTCTTTAGTTGCCATGGTATTCCTCAGACGTAAGCCTTGAACGACAGCGGGTCATCGGTGACTTTTGCAATCAGTTCGTGGTCGTTAATGGTCATGAACAGCACCGGGCTAAGGTCGCCATTCTCTTCGCTGAGTACAGGTCGTTCCCAACGATCCCCACCCCAACGTGGTACGCGGACGTAATCACCTACCTGCGCCCAGCTTCCTTCGGGCCACGAGGCCATAGTCTCGCGGTTCTTGAAAGCTAAAGGGCCGACAGCGACAACACGTCCGATCATGTTGTTCCACTTCTCGTTCTCTTTGGTTTCTTCAACCAAAATGATCTTTCCAGCATTTTTCTTAATGCGGCGAAGTTGAACAATGACCCGGCCGCCGAAAGGGGCCTGACCTGCTTCTACATCGGGAAATGCCCACGCCAAATCTGCGGGATCCGATGCCTGTTTAATCCCTACGATATAGGGAACTGCTACTACGCTCATACTCACTCCTGTCTACAAAAACCGTATTTCAGGTTCATAAATGCGCATATTTCAGCGCGGCTTGGGGCCTTGCGGCCTTATTCGTTCTCAGCGAGTTTCATGTTCAGGGAATCCAATACCCATTGCAGGCCTTGGTACTCCCCGATGATGCGGGAATAAATTTCGTGGTTTCCCACGGGGCTATCCACCAGCGACATACGGATCTCCGCCTGCCGCTGTTTGATCATGTGGATTAGCTCTGATATCACTTCTTCTTGGCCAATGCGCTCAGTCCACCGGCGGGTTTAGCACCTTGGCCCTTGGGTTGCAGGCTCTGGCCATTGAGCTTCTCACCCATGGCGAGACGCTTGTGCATAGGCACATTGATGGACTTTTGTTCGGTATCAGACGTTGCCATAAGGGGCTCCTTGAGGTGGGGTCGCCCCCGGTTGGTTAATCGCTTCGTGCGCCATTTTAGCGTTCTCTATCTGCACTTTTGCAGAATTGTTGATCTGCGCTATCTGTAATTGCAACTGGCCAGAGGCTTGTGCCTGTTGGGCTGCGGCCTGCATTTCAGCCTGTCCGCGCTGCTGACTATCTTGAAGTTTGGCTTGAGCTATCTGGCCATCTTGTTTATCCTTGGCCGCTTTGCGCTGCGTTTCGGCCATCGATGTGTCCTTGACGACTTGGGCATCTGGCGGCAACACAGCCTGCTGTTTGTTCTGCTGCATGGACTGTTGCAACTGCTGGAGTTGCGGCAGGATCTGCGAGAACACCTGTTGGCTGTCCAACGCGACGTGCTGGCCGACGGTGGCGTACAGCTTGTCGATCGTGGCCGTGAGGTGCGGGTTGTCGTAGTCATCCACGGGTTTGCCACCGCGCAGGTTGGCCACGTAGCCGTTCATGCGGTTTAGGTACCACAGCGTCATGTGCTGCTTGATGTGCTCCACGGCATTGGGCAGGAACTGGGGCGCGATGAATGGGTTCGCGCCGAAGGACGGATCCATGCCGAACAACAGGTGGCCTTGGATGTGCGCGATGTGATCTTGCTGCAGGTAGGCATATGCTGAGTGGCCCATGGACATGGCGGCATTCTCATCGGCCAAGGTGCGCTGCTCGGGCGCTGGCACGTTCTTGAGCAACTCGCTGACGTTGGGGATCTTCAACTGCTTCAGGAAGCGCTCCTCGACAGCCTTGGCGTCGTAAAGATCCGGCTTTGAATCCGCCCGGGACAGCACGGCTTGCATCTGCGCCATGCGCTGGGTTTCGCTGAAGATGTGCGGGTCACTGACCGGGATCACGTCGGTGTTGCGCTCGAAGTCTTCGCGCTCGATCTCCAGATCGGCGACCATGTCGCCCTTGCGCATCTCATCGAAGTGCCAGCGATTCAGGCGGCAGAGCACCTTAATGACCCGGGCCTGCGACTGGTGCAGACGGGCATGGATGGCTGAGTAGACGGCAGCGCCTTGCTCGATCAGGGCCTGTGTGGTGCCCACGGGCGCGTTGGATGTCACGTCCGCGATCTTCTCCTCGGACGTGGTAACCACGCCCTTGGCGGCGTTGTCCAGCCAGCCAAGCAACTCGAACAGCACGGGGCTGGGCGGGTTGAAGGGCATGGGCATGGCGATCTTGCGGATGTCGTCCACACCGGGTGCGCCCTCGATCTCAGCCACTTGGGTGACCTCGATCTGCTGAGTCTGACCGGAGATCTTCGCGCCCTTGAGCTTGAGCATGGTCGCGGCGTTGTTGATGTGCGCTGAGTCCAGCAGTGCCCGTAAGGCTCCTGTAAGGGCCGCGCTCAGTCCGCCGATCAAATGGGGCAGGCCAATGGCAAAGGCGCCACGCCACGGGATGAACTTGAACTCAATGATCCAATCCAGCTTGGTCATCGTCCCGTCGCCCTCTTCCCAGTTGCGGTACAGGCCGATCACCTCGCTGGTTTGCTCGTCCACCATCATGATGTATGGCGCCATCTCGCCTTTGGAGAATTCGTCGTCCTCGAACTCCAAATAGGTGTAGATGTGGAAGACTTTGCGCAGTCCGTCCTCGTTGTCTTGGAATTTACGGCCTTCGATCTTGTCGTTGGCCTTCTGGGCGCGGGTTTGCTCGGGTTCTTGGCCCGAAGTGATGTGCGTACCGTCCTTGTACATGCCATTGGAAATGCGACGGTCGAATTCCCACTCGGTTATCTCATGAACCTCGGCCGCACGCTGCGCGGTATAGAAATTTGAGGCCGCAAAGGGCAAAATGACGCGGTCAATCGGCAAAAACTCGATGACTGGGCGCTTTTTCTGCTCGTCATACCACAATTTGAGGTACTGGGAGCCCCCTAACGGCAGTTGGGTAAGCATTTGCTCCTGCTCATCACGGAATTCTTCAATTTGCTCGGTGATTTGCCAGTTCAGGAAGTCCCGTTTGCGCTCGGCACGCTGCTTTTTGAGGTCATCCACCTCGCCGATGATCTTGGTGCGCACCGGGCCGTCTGGTGGGTACAGTTCCTTGATGGCACGGGACGCAAAGTCCACGCAACCCTCGGCCATGACCGGATGGACAGCACGACTGGCGCCAAGGAAGTTGGCACCGCCCGGGGCATCCTTGCCCATGCCTGTGCGCCGGATGCCTTCTTCGTACTGCTTGTCCCGTTCCTCGCGTGCGTTCTTGTCTTTCTCCAACAATTCAACGTAACGCATGCCCAGCTTGTTGAGCTTGTACGTGTCGGTACTCTCGGCCATGTTCGAGTAGAAGTCGGGGGACTCCTCGGGGCCGGTAGTCTCCATGCTCACCACGGCAGAGCCGTCGGGCATCTCCATGACGTCAGAAATGTCCTCGGGCAACTCGACATCAACGGATCCGTCCTCGTTGGCTTCCAGATCCCCGGGGGCGTCGTCTTGTGGGTTCATTATTTGACCTTCTTGGTGAAGTGCTTGGCACTCATTAGCTCATAGCGCATCGCGTCCATGTTGGGCGATACTGTAACTCGTTCTTTAATTATGCCATGGGCCACGGGCTTAATTGTTTCACGTGAAACAACACCGCCCTTCGCAAAGCCAAACTCCTTGGGGTTGAATGGTTCGCGACGTGGCAGGTCAGAGACATCGGCGGCTTTGTTGATCGCATCAACCTCGGCGTCCTTCAGCACTCGGTTGACCTTCATGCCCCCGCCGATCATCCAGTTACCCGCCATGTTGGGGTTTGTCTTGTACCGGTAATGCCCACCTTTGGGCAACTGGTCAGTGATGTGCGCTTCGTTAGCGATAAAGTTGCCCTTGTCGTTGTGGCCACGTTTGGTGGCTTCCGTTTGCCAATCCACGTCGTTGGGCATTTCCACCTCGGCCCAGACATGGTTGGGGTTGCGGTGGCTGGGGGTGTTGACCCACTCGGGGAAGGGGTGCAGCTTCTTGGCTAGTGAATTGGCCCTCTTGTCTCCGCCCAGTTTCTCCTCGGCCATCTTGCGGAGATCTTTGATCCGTTGCGTTTCAGCCTTTTGCTCCTCGGTCTTTTCTCCAATGTGCGTGGCCACGGGCAAGTCCCCCGCGTGCCAACCCGGCCGGAAAGCCAAATCGCCGATGTTGGACTTGACCTTGCCGTTGGCAGATATCTCGCCAGCTTCAGCATCAACCCACTTATTCATGTCCACGGGCGTGTTCGGGTTCACGAACAGCGGGAACAGCTTGCCGGGGTGTTTGGCCTTTACCTTGAACAGCTTGTACGCCTTGACTGTTTCACGTGGAACATCGCCCTCGATCGAGCCGCCCCCGGCGTGGTTCATGTGCGGGTCGTTGATGTCGTAGGTGCCACGGTTGCCGGTGGCCGACTTGATGGCGTTGGGGTTGAAGACTCCCAGATTCTTGACGCCGTGCTCGGTCATGTACATGGCGTCGTGGCCCAGCTTCTGGGCCGCTGCCCGAACGTCCGGATCCTCGATGTATTCCCACGCGCCTGAAGACAGATTGTTGATTATCTGCTCTGGGCTCTTGCCGTAGTGCATAGCCCACTTGTTGCTCGTAGGCTTCAGCAGCTTGGCCACCGCCCTGACATGCGAGGGGTTCTCGTAATCGAAGGGGTTCTTGACCTGAACGTGAACGGGGTATACCGCACCGGACATCTTGTCCGCCTGCTTGTTGTCTCCCGCATAGTGATTGGCAAATTCGGTATCGGGAGAGACAAAAGACATTTCCCGCTCGCCGGATGTCAGTGCTGAAAACCCGCCTTTGCTTCGCAACTTGTCCATGCTTCGCAACTTGTCCATGGCCATGGACTCTTCGCGGTGCGCTGAATACTGATCCATCAGCGCCTCTCTGTTTTTTGCTTTTCCCCACTGGTCTTCGGTCATCCTGTGAAAGTCCAGCACACCGCTCATCGTGTATGGCGCATCCGCACCCCGAGGGTGGTGTCGAGTGCCGTGGTACATGCGACGTTTCTCAGCGGATGGCTCCAAGAACTTGCGCAGCCCTTCTCCCCGATCGACTTCGCCGCCCTCGGAGTACAGCGGCATGCCATGCTTCAGCACATGCTCGCGCATTTCGGGGGTGATGTCGAACCGGTGAACCGGGACTTCCGTTTTTGCGCCTTGGTACGCGTAGGCATGCTGCCGCACCATGCGTTGCTGCTCGTCAGGCGATTGTGCTTGGAACTGACTTTCGGTAAGGCCGTGATGTTGTGCTGGGGTGCTGACAATCGATACAGAACCCGGTTGCACTTGCGCCCCGAACTGCTTGCCGAACTTGTTCAGGAACTGCGGCAGTTGCTTGTCGTACAGGTCGTGAAAGCCCTTGGCCCCCTCGCCTGACGCGCCCCAACGCTCAGCTTGGGTCTCACCCGGTGTGATGTGTATCTGGTCGTAGCCCTTCTCAGCGGCGTGGTAAATCATCCGCTTGAGTGCCAGCTCGTGCCAGTTCTTCTTAAACGGTGCCTCGGGCACGGCACTGCGCGCTGTCTCTTGCGCGACGCGGTGGGCTTCCTCGGCCCTCATGACCTGCGGCATCAAGTCCATGATCGCTTCGTTGTGCCGACTGCGAGCCTGCTCCTGCCGCGCGCGCACTTCAGGGTTTTGGTAGATCGGCTCGTTACCGGCTAGATTGCGGTCGATGGCGTTGGAGCTATCCCGGGCTTCCTTGAGCTTCATACTAAGCAACGTGTGCTGCTGCTTGGCCTTGTCGGCTTCCTTGTTCAGGTCAACGCCCTTGGGCTGGTAACCGCGCTTGCTGCCTTGCTTGTGCCAGTCGGACTGGATCTCTTCAATGTGCAGGATCTTCTCGCCGTTGGGGCCGACGCGGTCTTTGGCACGGATGCTGGCCAGCACGTTGGGCGCGCCGCCGAAGTGCGCCTCAACGCCGGGGAACCGGCCTTGTGGGTGCTGAAGCAATATCTCCCGGTAGTTCGTGCCACCCGGCAATGTGTGTTCTTCGTGGCGCGGTTCGCCGGTTGCGCCGTGGTATTGCGCGTCGTACTCTTCTTCGTAGGTACGGTCATTCGGATTAATGTCGTTGCGTAGTACCCGCTCTTTCGGCGTCACGGCCGGTTTAGCCTTGAGCTGGGCCATGAACTGCTCACGCGCCATCTTGGGCAGGGCTTGCAGTGTCTGCAAGTCCCTGTCCTCGACCTCGGCCTGCTTGAAGCCGGGTTGCTTGCTCAGCTCAGTCATGTACTCCGCGCCGGTGCCTTTGGGCCGGGTGGACTGCTCCATCAGCCGGTCGATGGGGGAATAGAAACTCATAGTAGGCGCTCCGTCATGCCGATGTCGCTGATTTTACTGCTCTCAAACTCACCTCCCGCTGCTTTCTTTCTCAGTGCGGCCTTCATCTGCGCGGTGGTCAACTTGACGCCGCCGCCTTTTGCCATCTTCGGCATGGCTGGTGGGGTTGCACGCATGGCTGACATCGCTTGGCCTTGAGGCGTCATCTGGAGGATGTTGCTCTGTGGGCCACCGGGTGGTGGTGTAGGGGCTGGGCCTTGTGGGCCACCGGGTGGTGGCATGGGCGCGCCACCTTGACCGGGCATCATTTGCTGGCCGGGTTGTTCTGGTTGGAAGTCCACACCACCAACAGGCATGCCGCCTTGGCCCGGTGGTAGGTACAGCTTGACCGGCATGGCCGGTGCTTCGTCCACACCAACGTGCGTCGCGGTGGCTGGGCGGATCGCGCCGCCAGCCGCTTTGTACTGCATCGGATCCATGCCGGCGCCATCGGACGGGCCGCCGATGGCCTTGCGCAGGATGGTGTGGGCCAGCATCTCGTCTTGGCTGACCTCGCCGCCCTCGGCGTAGCCTTCGCGGATCAAGTGCCTGATGTAGGGATCGTTCAGTGCTTGGCTGGGCAAGCCCTCGCCTTTGACGCCCAGCGCGAGGTCGTAGTAGCCCGGGCCGGCTTGTGCATGGCTTTTGTGTGGAAAGTATCGCGTGGGGTTATCTGCCTTGAATTTGGCATGCCAGTCGGGCAAGTACACCTCAGTCGGTGTGGGCTTCACGTTGTAGCCCAGATCCTTGCCGTGGAGCAAGGTGGGGAAGCCGGGATGCAGGTCGGGCCGTTGCTCGTGTGTGCCGGACAGGCTGAACAGTCGTGGGCCAGCGGCAAAGGTCGGCACGTCGCCGCCATGCTCTTCGTGCATCAAGCTGCGCTCAGTCTCGCCTTTCAGGATGTCAGTGGGCCGAAAGATCACGCCCTTGCCGCTCTTCTCGCCGCCCATCGCGACGCCGCCCTTCTTCGTTGCGATACCTCGACCCATCATGAAGTCGGCCATCGCAGCACGCTTCTCGAAGGTGTTGACGGCGTCCCAGATCTTGGGATCGCGGATATCCGCGCCTTGGCCAAAGGTCAGGGCCAGATTGTGGTTGAACTTGGCCAGTAGCTCGGGCGTCATCTTGCCCTCCTTCATGGCCGACAGGAATGCCCGACGCAGCTTGCCAAAGACGATGGGGTTGGTCTTGAGCTGCGTGGCTGAGCCCAGCATGGTCGTCCACGCGGTCTCAGGGTCGGTCAAGTTGGTCAAACGACTTGCTGTGCCGGAATCCATGACGCCCCATACCTTGCCCTCGTAGTCTGGGTGTGCTTCGCTGATGGCGGAGAACGCGCCGCCGCCGATGTTGCCGCCGCCCACTTTGGTACGGTCAGCCTGCGTTGTGGTGGTCTTCTTGAAACCCTTCTCCATTGCTTGGCCAAGCGCTTCGGACGCTTTGACTTGGGGCTGGCGTTTGATCAGGTTAGCACCGGCTTGGCCAGCGGCTGCGCGGCCGGCAGCATTTAGCTCTTGGCGCATCTGTTCTGTAGTTGGGTTCATGGCTTGTCCTAATTGGTTTTGATGACGGACAGCGGACTAAACACCGCTGCCATCGGTTTCTGCGTGTTCGGATTGATCACGCCGGTGTAGCCGTACTCCTTCGCCAAGCGCTCAACGTCGTTGGCCGCGCTCACTGGGTCTGCCACGCCCTTGTTGTAGGGCGCGCTCATGGGCGTGGTGTTGTAGTGCCGCGCCAGCACGCCCAAGCGCTCAGGGTCGGCGTGGGTGTCGTACATGCCCGATGCCTGCGCGGTGTAGCGGTGCGTGCCCAGCCCTTGTTCACCTCGCTCGGGCTCACCGGCGTAGTAGTAGGACCGGTTGCGCACGGCGTTGGGGTAGGTCAGCCTCTCAGCCTCCGCGCCTTTGATGCCCGTGCCATAGCGCGCGGGGTCCGTGGCCGTCAGGTTGGGCTCGTTGCTGAAGTGCGTGAGCGTTGCGCTTGTGCCGTGCTTAGGCTTGATCAGCGGCCTGATGTACGTCGGCACGCCCCCGGCGTACCCACCCTGATTCATCTCGGGCGGCAGTAGCACGGCCTTTTGAGGGGCAAACTGGAAGTGGCTCATAAGCTCCCGCTTCGTGTCCTCGAACGCCTTCGCCTGCTCGTGATGGCCCTTGCTTCGCGCGTGGTGTGCGGCTTCGTCCTGCTTGCGCACCTCGTTCTTCAACTCCGCGTTCAGTGGCGAGTAGTTCACCAAGCTGTTTTGCCCACGTGTCTCAGCGGTCAGTGCGGCTTGGGCCAGCGGGGTGAACATGGCTGAATGTGCCGCCCACGCCTTCTCTTCGCCTTTGGGTCCGAACTCGGTGCCGTGTACGGCATGGCCGTAGAAGTCGTGGACCGCCCTGAACATGTCATTGGTGCTCAACCCGGTGGTGGGATCTACCTCGTGCAAGAACTCATGGGGCTCACCGCCTTGGTAGACCGCCATGTGCTTGTTGTTGTAGATGTCCTTCAGCATTTCTTTGCTGGTGCCGTAATTGCCTTCACCGTTGCGGTGGTAGCTCATGTTCAGCGGCAAGGTGTCAAACTGCTTCTTGGTCTCGTGGGCCAGTTGCCGGTAGGCTTGGGCCAGCAGGTCGTCGTAGTCCTTGGCGTGCATGGCCTCGGGCATCTGCTTCTGGTACGCCTCAAACACGGCCTTCTTGTATTCCGGGTCGCCAGTGGCCGCCAGTGCGAAGGCACGCCCGATGGGCGCCTGCTTTTGCAGTGAGCTTTCCGTGTTCTCGATGGGTGCGTAAGGCTTGTTGAAATGCTGCCGTGTGTACTCGTCGGCGGCTTGGTGGGCAAAACCCGCCTTGCTTCGGATCACTTCCCGGATGTCTGCATCCTCAAGCGGTTGCGAAACTGTGTCTCGTGCAGGTCCGCGTGGCGTGACGGTATCGCGCCCACTCGCGCCTCGTAAGCCTTGCGCAGTTGCTCCGCTTTGCGCAATATTGCGCGGACGGACGCGCCAGAATGGTCCTTCTTGCTTTGTGTCATATTTCTTCCCGTTGGTTTCTTGCATGGGGTTCTCTGCTTGGTTTGCCCCGATTATGCCGTGGGCGCCTCAACAATCATAGGGGTTGCCGCGTGGGTGCGGGTTGGCGTCAGCGTAGTCGTCCTCGTCCACCCACTCTTTGGGGAAGTCGATCGTGAGCCAGCCAGCGTCGCGCAGGTAGCGCAGGGCCTGACTCATCGCGTCCACGAAGTCGTCATGCGCTGTGCCCTCGGGGAAGCTGCATATCTGGCTGATCATGCCCTCGGCCCAGTCGCGCACGAACCCCTTCTTGTTGCTGGACTCGGGAATCCAGACGCGCCCAGCCTTGATGATGTTGGCCACGATGGACAGCCGTTGCACCTTGTCGGCCCTGCCCGGGTTGTACGGGATGACTGGCACGCCAGCCCTGCGCAGGTCTTGGATCAGCGAGATGCCAGCGCTCTTGTCCTCCACCAGCAGCAGGTCGACGCGCTTCTTGTTCTTGCCCTCGCCGTAGACCACCTCGTACTCGTCGAGCACCTTGGGCCGCAGGTCGGGGTACTGCAAGTGCTCTTGCCAGCAGTCGATCACCATCGCGCACATGCCACCGTCCTCGGGCTTGAACACGCCCAGTGTGATGTGGGCGGTCGGGTCGTTGACCGTCTTTTCTGATGTCGCACAGTCCAAGCTCTGCAAGATGAACTCGAACTTGGGGAATGGCCGACCGGCTGGGTAGAGCTTGAACCACTCGCGCTTGACGATGCCGCCCTCCTCGGGGTCGATGATCTCCGCGTAGATCTCTTGGCGGCCCAGCTTGGTGCCCTCGTACTGCATGATCTGCTTCTTGAACGATGGCGCCAAGTTAGCCAGATTGCTGTACGTGCTGGCTCGGCTGACCGCCACATCCTCGCCCTCGCGGTCGATCAAGTCCATCACCACCGGCTTGGGCTTGGGCGTGGTGGACGCGATCAACTTAGTGTGCTGGCCCAGCCGAATGCCGAACTGGATCATGTCCCACGACTCTTGCAGGTACTCCCACGCGGCCAACTCGTCGAGCCATCCGCCGTGGAACTGTGGCCCCCTGAAGCGCTCGGGCTCCGACGCGGGGATGCCCTTTATCAGCGATCCGTTGACCAGCGTGAGCTCGTGGAGGGAACTGTTGTATTTTTGCACAAGGCTTGACGGGATGACCGAAAGCAGGCCGGAATCGCCCTCGAAGCATGTGCTCTTCAAGTCGCCCGACGTGGGCGCGGACACCAGCCAGCGGGTGTTGGGCTGCTCCCATGCCCACCATGCAAGGTTCTCGGCCGCTGCGCGGGTCTTACCGGCCCCACGACCGGCACACATGAGCCAGATGCTCCACCAGTCGCCCGGTGGCTCGATCTGATGCTTGTGGGCCGCTATGAGCCATCGGGCACGCCAGTCGAAGGCGGCACGCTGTGTGGCCGGTAGCTTGGCGTATTGCTCGTGGATCTTGGGATCCGCCAGCAGTTCGGCAACGTCACTCACCGGTCTGGCGTTTCAGTGTCATGTTCTTCAGCAACTCGCCGAAGATGTCGAAGCTGGCCTCGACTATCACCGGCGCCGTGTCGTCGCCTGCGAGTATCGTCTTGTCGCCATACTTCTTGGGGTTCCACTTGGCCAGCAGCTTGAGGCGGGTTTCGATCTGCAACTTGCGGTGCCCGAGCATGTCCTCTTCGGTCACCACCATAGCGTCGCTGTCTTCGTCGCCACCGCTGTGGGTAACTATCTTGCGGCCCATGTGCATGTTGTCAGCAATGTGTAAGGCTTGCTCCGCAATTACGTCGTGCCCCGAGTCCCGCGCGCGCATGAAGCGTGCATCGAACTCTTTGTCTGCCTCGAGCCAATCGTAGACTGTCCTGAAACTCGGTGAATCATCCTTGCGGCAGAAGTCGCGTAGCGTCTTGCCTTCGCTGATCCAAACGACGATCTGATCCTTCAGATCCTCCTTGTTGGGATAGAGCGTGTCGCCCGGTGGACGACCCATTCTCTTGCCTGTTGCCATAAATTTCTCCAAGCGCATCTCTCAGCGCGTTGGCCAGAGTTTAATCCAATTGCTCTTGCAAGTCTGCAATGGCCCCGGCCTCAGTACAGCCACGGCCCACAGGATCACCGGGCTCGTAGTCCTCCTCTGTAGCTGTCCAGTCGAACATGCGGCTGGGGATCGGTGGGACAACGTGCTCGGTGTTGATCTTCACACGCTCACCTCGACGTTGTTGCAGAACAGTGTGCGGATGTCGTAGGCCCGGGTGTCGAGCACGTGGTCGATGGCATCGTCCTCGCTGATCGCCTCCACGGTGATATCGTCGTAGTGGTTCGTGCGGGACAGCACGGTCACCACGAACGAACGCTTGGGGGGCACCATCAAGCGCTGGATGTCAGCGTTGACTAGGGCGTTGAATTCTGCTTGGTTCATGCTCGCACCGCGTCTTCGATGTTGCCGATGGCTGATTCCATGCTGTCGATGGCTGAGCCGATCTCGTCAGTAGCGGAGGACAATGAGTCGGCAGCTTCCTGCATGGCCTGACCACGGTCGCCCTCTTGCAAGCCCTCGGGCATGTTGTCGAACTTCTCTTGCTCCTCGTCTGCCAGCTCTTGGATCTCGTCCTTCAGGGTCTCGAACTGGCTCAAGATGTCGGCCATCTGGCCTTTCAGCTCCTCGACGCGGCTGGTGAAGTCTGCGAGAGTTTTGCGAGTTGCTTTGTTCATGGTGGTTTCCTTGGTGTGTGTGTGTGTGTTTAGGAGAGCCTTTAGTGTAACAGAAAGTTAAAGCTCACAGGATTATTTTCTAGGTGTTTACCCTATATTTACGACCCTACTGCTTTGCAATCAGTGCCCGGTCGCGGATCTGTTGCGCGCCCTCGGGGTAGAGCGAGTCCACCAGCAGGGCACACTCTTCGCGCTCAATGCCGATGGCATACTTTGTCGCCTCAATGGCCACCGTGATGATCTCGGCCTTGGCCAGCGCGACAGCTCCGTCGTACTCCTGTTGGGTGTAGAGCTTGACGTAGGCTTCGTTGCCGCCACCGAGGAGTTGTCTGGCGAGGGGTGATAGTTCTTTCATGATTTATTCCTGCGATTGGCCCATGACACGGGCCTCCATGATCTTGTTGGCCTTGCGCAGGCCGGTGTTCTCTTCCTTGAGTCTGTCCACTGTTGTGGTGAGGTAGCTGATACGGGCTTCTGCCTGCCGTATCCAGTCCGCTACCTCCACTGGCATGCGGTACTCGCTTACAGGCTGCTCTAGGGGCTGTTTAACGGCCTTGGTGGGTGCTTTGGTAGCCATGGGTATTCCTTTAAAGTTAATAAGCGAGCATAGCGCCGATGAAAGCGACGATCGCGATGACCATTACGACCTCCCACCAGCGCGGTGGGGGCTTGGCTTGATAGTGCTGCCGGTACTGGCTCATTTGTCACCCCGGATGGTGTGGCGAAGGTCAGCGATCAGTTCGTGCATCTCGTCGATCTCCGCTGTCAGCTTCGCGTTGATGTGCTCCAGCTCTTCCATGTTGTACTTGGCTGTTGACATCTCCTCCTCTGTGTCCCTGATCTGTGCTCGCAGCTCGTCGATCTCCTCCTGCTGTTCGCGCGCCCTGTCCTCCTCGATGCTCTCGGCCTCGTGGCTATCGATTACGTCGGCCAGCAGCTTGGCCATGCCGTTATGGCCGGTGACGTAGGCTTCGCGTTCTTGCTCTTGCATTGTTTTGAAAGTCATGTCGATCTCCTGTGATGCCCCCGAAGGGGCTGGGTTGGTTAAGCGAATGAGTGGTCGTGACGGGCAATGAACTCGTCGGTGGCCTTGTCCAGCTTCAGTGTGGCCATCTTGTCTGCCAGCGTCCAGAGTGCCTTGTTCAGCTTGACATTCTCGTTGACACCACCGACTGCGCGGGTCGTGGTGCGCCTGCCGGTGGTCGATTTGCCTGCCACGCCGCCTTTGAGCACGTTCTCTTGGATCCGGTTGAACGTCGTCCAGAGGTCGGTCTTGCGGTCAGCGTAGCGGTGGGGTGTCAGCAACTGGATCGCGTTGACCGGTGCCTCATCGCCCCAGCGAACTTGGGCCGCTGCCACGGCGAGGGCGTTGCTCTCGTCATAGGTCAGGTTGATGCCCTTGTACGTGCCGATGCGCTCGAACACCTCGTCCGACTCCTTCAGGATACGCGTGGCACCCTCGATGACGTCATTCACGACGTTGCCGCTGTGGCGAATGCGGATGTTCTCGAAGAGATCACCGGCAATCAGGCCGTTGGAGCAAACGAACCGGAAGACACCAGACATGATCTGGTAGCTCGATGTGCCGTCGTGGCTGTTGAGCAGGATGATCTCGGGCACTTCCTCTTGCGATGTGATCGCGTTCACATGACGCATGCGCACCATGTGCTTCGTGTGCTCCCGCTTGTCGGCATTACGAACCAGCGTCTGACGGATCTCGTAGGGCTCAAAGCCTTCATCCCGCAGGCTGTCGATCACTTGGATCGTGGGGATGAAGCTGTACTTGTCCCCGCGGCTGTGGTGAGCCTCGGAGGCCATCACGCTGGGTGCGTAGTGGGCTATCTGGCCGTTGCTCAGTGCGTAGTCTGAGCGGAAGGTGGACTGCTTGGAGGAGGATGCGTAGCGGATCATGATTTTCCTTTCAAAGCCCCGAAGGGCTGGGGTTTAACGTGAAGTGACTTTGACTGCGAAGACTGCGCTGGTCTTTTGGAATGAATCGTAGTTGGCTTGGCTGGTGGCCTTGATGAACGCGTCCTTGTCGAATGACTTGCGGTCTGACTCACTGTAGGTAGCCTTGAAGAGGCTGCCTTCGATCATGGTGGCACCACCGGCTGCCGCTGCCTCTTTGATCGCGTCCTTGATGCCGTCAGCTTGTTTTGTCAAGTCAGCGATCTGGGCGAGCAGTACGCCGAGTTTGTCTACTGATCCGCTATCCAATGTTACTTTGCTCATTTTCAAC